ATTGGCAACAATGGTTGGACCTTTGATAGGGCCGCTGCTGTCGAGCTGTATGCGGAGCTGTGTCAAAAACGGGATGACCTAAACCAGAGTTTAGACAGCCTGTTTCCACCCTGGGAAATCACTGAAGAGTTTACGCCAGCTAGGGACAATAAGACCCTGGGTTACGTCAAAGGTGAGGTCTTCATCAAGCGTAAGACCGTTGAGTTCAACCCAGGATCCAGGCGTCACATCGAGTTCTGTCTCAAGCAGAAATATGGTTGGAAGCCTAAGAAGTTTACCCAGGGCCAAGGCCATGCCGAGATCAACGAGACGATCTTGGGTGAACTTGATTATCCTGAGGCTCAGAAGCTGTCTGAGTTCTTCATGGTACAGAAGCGCATAGGCCAGTTGGCCGAGGGTCCAGCTGCCTGGCTCAAGAAGGTCGATGATGACGGTAAGATCCGCCACACGATCGTCTCTGGGGGCACGATTTCGGGCCGCGCCGCGCATCGATCGCCAAATTTGGCGACAATTCCGAAAGCAGGGTTACCTTATGGTGAGAACTGTCGGAAACTATTCACAGTTCCTGCTGGCTGGACGCTGGTGGGCGCAGATCTTTCCGGGCTCGAGTTGCGCACCTTGGCCATGTTCCTAGAGGATGGCGGGGAGTACTCTCGACAGATCCTCGAGGGTGATATTCATACATATAATCAACACAGTGCAGGGCTAAGTTCACGCAATGAGGCCAAGAGGTTCATTTATTCGCTCCTTTTTGGGGCCGGTGATGCCCTGATTGGTAAGATTGTGGGTGGGAATGCAAAGAAAGGTAAAGAGCTCAAAGACAAGTTCAATGCCTCGATCCCCGCCTACGCAAAGCTCCAGAGCAATCTAAAGAGGGCCGCCCAGCGCGGTTATCTCAAAGGATTGGATGGACGGTTTCTATATATCAGAGAAGAGCGAAAGTTGCTCAGTCAGCTACTCCAATCGAGCGGAGCAGTCCTCTGCAAGAAATGGGTCGAACTCATCGATACCGAAATCAACAAGGTCCACGGGCCGGACCAGGCGTACATAATGGCCTGGGTGCATGATGAAGTTCAAATCGCATGCAAAACCAAGGAGATAGCTGAAGATGTCAGACAAATCGCAATTAGAATGGCGGGAGAGGCAGGCCGTCATTTCAAAACAGCCATCAGGATCGATGCCGATGCCAGTCTGGGCGTCACTTGGGCTGACACCCACTGAGGTTACCCAGGACGTTGTCGATCTTATGGCTCTTTATATTGTCTTGGATCGCGCCTGGCGGAAGCCCTTCTCAATCAAAAGTAACTTTGCACGAAACACAGCATTCCACGTTGCCATGACTGCCTCTGAGGGCCTCATCACAATCAAGATCGATGAGGACTTCTTTGGCAATCGCTGGCTGATCACAGAGCACGGAATGGAAACTAAGGAAGCACTCGATGACCTATTTCAAGACCTTTTTGCAAGAGCCAACGGCAGGGACCACACTCTTAATTGATGGTGACCTGTACCTCTACCGTGCTTGTGCTGCTGCTGAGGAAGAAGTGGACTGGGGAGATGATGTCTGGTCCCTATCCACCGACCTCAAGGTGGCAAAGAAGATATTCCAGGAAACAATAGACAGCGTCTGTGAACACCTGGAGACCCCACACTTCATCGTATGCCTGAGCGATCGTGACAACTTCCGAAAGGACGTGGACCCTAGCTACAAAGGTGGCCGTAAGAAGGTGAGAAAGCCGGTCGGCTACCCTGCCATGGTCCAGTGGGTCAAAGACACCTTCCGTTGGTACTGTGAGCCTATGCTCGAGGCAGACGACATCATGGGCATCATGGGTTCAGCCCCAGGACACAGCACGATCATTGTCTCCGACGACAAAGACATGAAGTGTATCCCAGCCAGCCTATACCGGCCAACAACAGGTGAGCTCCTGGTGACCAATGAGCGCACTGCTGACTACAACTTCCTGACCCAGGCGCTCATGGGAGATGTGACTGACGGCTATTCAGGATGCCCTAAGATTGGCTTGGTTACGGCCAGGAAGATCCTGGACAAGAACCCCAGCTGGTCTGCGGTTGTCGCCGCTTACCAAAAGCAAAACCTCAATGAAACCTATGCGCTGACCCAAGCGCGACTGGCTCGTATCCTCCGATATTCCGATTGGGACCTCGAGGGCCGCCAGATTAAACTGTGGGAGCCAAAAAGATGAGCATGAGCATAGCATTCAAATGCAAACTAACCGACGAGCAGGAGTTTATGCTGGGGCAGGCCATGCTTCACCATGAGAGCCGAATAGACCGCTCGTATCTGTCTCTGGCAGACAAAAGAACTGGCGACTGGGCCACAGTCAAGAAGCCACTGAAGAAGAGCGCCAGACGCGCAATGCTGCGGTGGTTCTACGATTACACACATGGCCGTGAGTTCACCCTAGCAGCCTTGCTTGAGAACAACGGACGCAACTGTGTGTACCACATGACCCGTAAGTTAGTTGCTGCCGGTGCACTTACTGAAGTCTCAGAGCATGGTGGGGGCGCTGCTGGTGCCAAGATATACATCGTATCTGACCGTCAAGTGATCGGGAGGATGTTAGCCGATGGATAAAGACAACGATCTGATCAAAGTGACAGAGGTGCATGAGCATGAAGATGGTAGTGCCACGCTGCAAGTAGAATGTAGCCCAGAGACTTTTGCAGCAATCTTCAATGTGGGCTTCGTGTCTCTGGTCAAAGCGGGACTGTACTGGGAGACAGCCAATGGAAACTGAAGACATCGTCAACCGCCCGTCTCATTACACCCAGTATGCGATCGAGCCCATTACCTTCATCATGACCAACAAATTGGCGTTCCATGTTGGGAACATCATAAAATATGCGGTCAGGGCTGGCTCCAAGTCGTACCCAAACCAAACCCCAGAACAATCTGAAATCACTGATCTGCGCAAAGCGATGCGCTACTGCGAAATGCGGATCGGCCAATTAGAAAGCCAGGACGAACTATGAACTCTTTTGCCAACTCTGTTTCCCTTCCAACCGATTATCAATCATTTATCCACCAGTCCCGTTACAGTAAGTTCATGGACACCTTGAACCGCCGGGAGACCTTTAACGAGACTGTCGATCGCTACATTGCCAATGTGGTCTCCCCTGTCCTCATGAAGAGCTTGGATTTCTTCCAGGCCCGTGACGTTCAGAACGAGATCCGGGAGGCTATCTTAAACCTCGAGGTCATGCCATCGATGCGGTGCATGATGAGTGCCGGTCCTGGTCTCGATCGGTCCAACGTGGCTGGGTTCAACTGTAGCTATACTGCTGTCGATCACCCTCGGGTATTCGATGAGGTCCTGTATATACTGATGTGTGGCACCGGCGTTGGCTTCTCTGTTGAGCGTAAGAATGTAGAGCAGCTGCCCACATTGCCGGAGAAGATGACGCCAATTGACATGACCATCGTGGTCGAGGACAGCAAAGAGGGCTGGGCTGACGCCTACCGCCAGCTGATCGATGAGCTGTACCAGGGCAACGTGCCTAAGTGGGACGTGAGCAAGGTACGCGCTGCCGGTGAGCGGTTGATGACCTTTGGTGGACGTGCGTCTGGCCCAGATCCCCTGGTGGATCTCTTCCGACATACGATCGACACTTTCACGTTGGCTGAGAACTCCAAGTTGACGCCCATCGAGGTACACTCGATCATGTGTAAGATTGGCGAGGTCGTCGTCGTAGGTGGTGTACGCCGGTCAGCCATGATCAGCCTGAGTGACCTGGATGATCCAGAGCTGCGCCTGGCTAAGAGTTCTTCTTATGATGTCCAAGATTTCACTTTAACAGCTGAAACTGACACAGCCTGGTACTACTCAATCACAATGGGTAACCAGCCTGGCGTTAACGAGGCCTATGACATCAAGCTAACCAAGGGGCCAACCAAGGATGACTTCGACCAGCACACCCTGGTTACCAAAAAGAAGATCGGTTGGTGGCAGCTGTCCCCACACTTTGCCCTGGCCAACAACAGTGTGGCCTATGAAGACACACCAGAACGTGAGCTCTTCGATGAGGAATGGGCTTCCCTGGTTGCCTCAGGCTCAGGTGAACGTGGGATCTTCAACCGTGCTGCTGTCATCTCCAAGGTGCAGCGTGAGGGACGGCGTGAGGTGTCTGACTTCGGGACCAACCCGTGTTCTGAGATCACCCTTAAATCAGCCCAGTTTTGCAACCTAACGTCTGTCGTTGCCCGTGCTAACGACACTGTAGGCAGCCTGGCTCGCAAGGTACGCATTGCGTCCATCCTGGGCACTATCCAGGCTACGCTGACCAAGTTCCCTTACCTGCGTCCTATCTGGCAGGAGAACACAGAAGCTGAGGCCCTCTTGGGTGTAAGCATCACGGGTATCTTGGATTGCCGTCTGTTGACCCATGAGAATGCGGGATTGGATGAAACACTGAAAGGCTTGCGCCGTATCGCTGTGGATACCAACGCCACATATGCTGGCTACCTGGGCATCAATAAGTCAGCAGCTGTGACTTGCGTCAAACCTGAGGGCACTAGCAGCCAGCTGAATGATAGCTCGAGTGGGATCCACGCACGTCACAGTGCCTACTACACTCGAACTGTCCGTGCTGACACCAAAGACCCCATCACTGAGTTCATGATTGACCAGGGCATTCCACATGAGCCTTGCGTCATGAAACCAGACACGACTGTGGTCTTCGCTTTCCCAGTGAAAGCACCAGAGGGAGCAGTGACTCGCAATGACATGACTGCAATTGAACAGTTGGAGCTATGGCTGACATACCAACGCGCCTGGTGTTGCCACAAACCATCGATCACAGTCTCAGTGGGACCAGAGGAGTGGGATGAAGTGGGTGACTGGGTCTATGCTCACTTCGATGAGATGTCTGGCGTGTCTTTCCTCCCCAGGTCAGACCACACATATGCCCAGGCACCTTACCAGGACATCTCATCTGAACAGTATGAGACAGCCATGGAGACATTCCCTAAGTCGATCGACTGGGACACACTAGCTCTCTATGAACGTGGTGATACTACTGTCGGGTCTCAGACCCTGGCTTGCACTGGTGATGTCTGTGAGATTGTAGACCTAACAGCAGCCTAAGCTGTAAACTAAAAGAG